GGAGGTTTTGACAAGGCGCTGGGCAAGGCCGCGCACAAGCTGGGCGACACGCAGGCGCTCATGGAGTCCGTGGGCGACGCGCTTGTTTCCGGCACGCTGAAACGCTTTGACGACGAGGAAGAGCCGACGGGCAAGAAATGGCCCAAGTCGAAACGGGCCGCGAAGGAAAGCGGCCAGACCTTGACGGACAAGGCATTTCTCCGCCGTTCCATTGATTATGCGGCCACGCCGGAGAAGGTCATGGTGGGCAGCAATCTGCCCTATGCCCGGATTCACCAGCTCGGCGGCAAGACCGGGAAGGGGCACAAGGTCGATATGCCCGCCCGTCCGTACCTGGGCGTTTCCGCTGAGGACATGGAGGACGTGCGGGAGACCATGGCGGACTTTCTCGCCGGGGCCTTCAAGGCATAGGAGCGGAGTCAATGCAGACCTTTGCCACGGAAACCATCATGCGGGCGGCGCTGGCCGCCGGGCTACCGGAAGGCCGCGTTATCGACATCGTGAAAAAGGACAATCTGACCATTGAGCGGCCCCGTGTGGAGATTCAGTTCATGCCGGAACGCTACACGCGCACAGGGCGCAAGCTGGCCGTGAAGCGCACGAAAACGGAGCAAATCCGCAAGCGTGAACTTTACGAAGTGGAGCTGACGGTCAACGCCAATGTACTGGCCGACGACCGGGTCTGGTTGGAAGCGTTCAGCGTGGACTTTGTGGCGGCGCTGCCACGCGGCGGGAACGACAGCCGGGGCAACTGGATAAAGGTACGGGTGCAGAAGGCGACGTTCGGGCGCGCGCCTGACAAACGCGTGGGGGATGAAGTCATCGAGGTTTTTACCAAGGTAAACAGGCTGTTTGTGCTGACTTTTACCGGCAGGATAACCAGGGAAGAGACGGTGGATCTGATTCCGTCGCTGACCATCAAGCCCACGTTTATACAATTGTAAAGAAAGGAGTCCCTTATGGCGACGAAAAAGAAGACGGAACAGGCCGTACAGGTTCAGGAACAGAGCGCTACGGCAGCCACGGAAGAAATGCAGACAGCAAACGCGCCGGAGGAGAACGGCCATGGCGAGCAGACGACGGCGGAAGCTGCGGAAGTACAGGAAACGGCCCCTGGTTCGGAAAAAGATGTGGCGGCTCAGGCCCCGGAACTGGAAAGCCTTTCCGTGCTGGCGGACCGTCACCGCGTAGCTTCGTGGCAGCAGGCGGCGCTGTGCCGCATGATGGGCTGGGCCGACGGCAAGATGCTGACGGACGATGAATACGAGGCCGCTCTGGCCAAACTGTCCGCGCGCCACCTTGGTGGCGGAAGGAGGAAGTAATGGGCGACGTGCTCGAATACCTTGTGGACGGAACGTCCGGCCTTGCGCCCGGCGGCGTGGAAGGTTCGGCCATTGTTGTGGGGGCGTGCAGCAAGGGGCAGGTGGGCAAGGGCTACCTGCTCGGCCCCAGTTCGGATATTGAGGGGCTGCTGGGCGTGGGGCCGCTGGCGGAACGCGCGCGGGACATGCTGAACACCGGCGGGCAGGAGCCTACACTGATAGCCGTGCCCTGCCTGGCGCAGGCAGGCGGTTATATCAGCGAGCCGGTCTGCACGGGCGGCAACGGGAAATATCCCGATGTCGGCGTTTCCGGCGTGGCGCAGGTCAACGCCGATGTGGTGGTGAAAGTGGAGGCCGCCGGGGCCGTGGGCACGGCGACCGTTCTCACTTCTCTTGACGGAGGCGAGACCTGGGCCGACGCGGCGGTGACTACGGCGGAACAGCTTGTCATCGGAGAAACCGGGGCCACGCTGCTGTTCCCCGCCGATGCGGAACTGGAAAGCGGCTGGCGGTGGTCTTTTGTGACACGAAGCCCCATCGGCCCCGTGGAGCGCGTGGGTGACGCTTCCAGTCCCCTGCCCGTGATTGCGGGGGACGTGCAGGCCGGAGGGGAAATCACCATTCAGATAGTCAAAGGCGGCGGCCTGAACGAAGGCACCTACCAGCTTTCCACGGACGGAGGGGAGAATTACGGCAAGGTGAAGACCCTGCCCGTGGACGGGCTTGTTTCCGTATCCGCCCTGGGCGTGACCGTGACCTTCCCGAAAGGAACTTACGCGGGCGGAACCACCTACTCTTGCAGACTGCTGGAACCCGTGCCGTCCATTGTGGACGTGATGGCCGCGCTTGAGGAACCGCTTGCCCGGTACGATGTGGAGTTCGTGCTGGTGGCCGGAGCCACGGACAGCGTGGACTGGGCCGCCATGCAGGCGAAGGCGGAAGAACTCTGGAATCTGCACCGGCCCACCTACTTCAAGGCGGAGGCCCGCTTGCCGCGCGACGATGAAGACCTGAACGACTTCACGGCGTATCTGGTGGAGGAAAAGCGGGATGTGGCGGCGCGTTTCGTGACGGTTTGCGCACAGTACGGCGGCATTACCGACTCCACGGGAGCCGTGAAAGAGCGCAACGCTTCCGGGTTGCAGGCCGGGCGCGTCATGAGTCTGCCCGTGCAGCGCGCCACGGGGCGCGTGCGTGACGGCAACATCAGCCAGCTTGCGCTTCCCGACGGTTGGATGGCCGTTCAGGGCACCCTTGAAGACGCCGGATACCTGACGGCGAAGAAATACGCCGGACTTGACGGGGTGTACTGGGGCGACTCCCGCACGCTGGCCGACGATACCAGCGACTTCCGCTATGAGGAAGTGCTGCGCACGGTATTCAAGGCCGTGCGCAAGGGCCGCATTGCCGGGCTGAAAAGCATGTATGATGAAGCCGGGGACCCGCTGCTGGGCAATGAGGCCGCCGGACTGGCCTACCTCAAGGCCAACATCGAAAACGCGCTGGATGCCATGGTGGGCGCGCAACCGCCGGAACTGGTCGCCTATGTGGTCAACATCCCTTCCGGCCAGGATATCGTGAACAACGGCGTGGCCGTGGAAATTACGCTTATCGGTATTCCAATCATCCGCCAAATCAAGCTGTATTTCAGCTACGCCTACGCGGGCGGCAAGTTCGACCCGCGCGGCCTGAACCAGTAGGAGGAAGCATAATGTCAATCAACGGAAAACAGTACGACTGGGAGGACATTCACGTTGTCACTCTCAGCGGGGAGCAGATAGGCATCACGGAAATCAAGTACACGGACGGCCAGAGCATCGAAGCCCGGTACGGGCGTGGGGCCGTTCCGCGCGGCTGGGGTCGGGGCAACTATGAGGCCAGCGGCAGCATGGTCCTTGACCGTGACGAATGGGAGAATCTGAAAAAAGCCCTTGCGGCGTCGAGCAGTGCGAAGGACATTTTCGGGCACCGGCCCTTCCCCATCATCGTGAGTTACGCCAATGACGACATGGGCACCATCGTGGACATGCTGAAAGACTGCAAAATCACGAAGTTTGACGGCGGCGGGGCCTCCCAGGGCGATGCCAACGCCAGCCCTATTACCTGCGAGTTCACCATTCTTTCCCCCATCGTGTGGAACGGAACACCGGCCAAGGCCGGGTAATTCCCCGCAAAATCCCTTCGCATGGAGCGCGTCCTTTCCGGGCGTGCTCCTTTTTTTTGTGCCATGCTGGGGGAAACACGGGCAATCCCGCCCGCAGCAACATCAAGGAGTTTTCCATGTCTCAGCTTGAAAAACGCTATGTTTCCTTCTCGCACACCTTTTCCGACCCGTGGTCCGGGGAAAACGCGGAAGACGCTCAGGACGTGACCCTGACTTTCCGTTTTGCCAAGCCCAACAAGACGCAGATTCAGCGCCTCCAGGACAAGGCGGCCAGGAACGCCGGGCAGGCTTCCCGCAATCTCATTCTGGACTGTGTTCATCCTGATGACAGGCAGGCGCTCACGGACGCCATGGAGGAATACCCCGGCATCGCCACCAGCTTTGCCACGGCCATCATCAAGGGCGTGGGCATTTCCGCCGAACTGGGAAACTAGCGCCGCCCCCGGACGCCTTCGGGCAGGGGGACGCGCTCATCCTTTACTGGCTGCACTGTATGCCGTCGGAAGATTTTTCCGAGTGGCGGGCGCAGATAGGACAGGCCGCGTGGCTTGAGGAACGTTTCTTCACCACGCTGGCCCGCATGATTCACGGAGACAAGGGGCGGAGAACCC